GTTAAAGTTCCTTGGCAGTGTGGGGTAGAGCGCCTTAATATACGTCATTACCCCGCTCACCTCTTGCCGGAACGCTTCGTGCTGTTCGATGGCGCGGCAGAGAGCTTCGAGAACAATCCCGTAGCCCCTTCTGTCCCCGACGCCTTTCCAAATCTCCTGCTGACGTTCCGCTCGTACTTCGTTCACCAATACGACGGCTTGTTCTTCCGCTGTCATGCTAACCTCGTGATGAAGGCGACGCCCTCGATAGTGCGTACCCGGTATGCCCGACCCTTACGGATGCCATACTGGCTGCAGTTCCGGGCAATCCGCTTTGCGTCGCCGGGCTGATCGGCGGGCATGCTGACGCTCTCGCCCACGGCGAGGTCGCCCATCGGGTATGTCATGGGCCGCGCCATTAGAGTATGCCCCGCGCCACGCAGGCCTGACGCAGTACCTCTGCGGGGCGGAAGCCCCATATGCGGTACGCCTCGCCGTACTGGCGTGCGACTGCCGTCAGGGCGGCCTCGTTGACGCGTAGTTTGACCTTCAAGGCCTCCTGCTCCTTGAGCAGCTCGGCTGCGTGCAGCAGCACGTCGTGTTGTGTGTCTTCGGTAATCATGCTTCGATCTCCGCTATTATGTATTCTTCGACTGTCGGCTGGCCGTGCCACTCTTCGAATGCGTCGGCGCACTCGCCGCGATAGTCGTTCGAGCGCTCCCAAAGATACTCGTCGCGGATCAGCTCAAGCTGGGCCTCGTGCTCAAGCGAGAACTCGTCGTTCTCGTTGATGTGCGCAAGGATCTGCGGAAGCAGAGCGGCTACGCGTTCGTCTTTAGTCCAGTTAATCATGTCGTGTACTCCTTGTTGCTGATACGCCCTCAATACAGAGTTTGAGGGTACATGCAACAACTATTTCGCCTTTTCAGCGTACGCGCTGTCGATGAGGGCGCGCAGTAGCTCTGGGCTGTACTTGCCGCCAAGCGTTTCCGTAATTTCACGCTCGATCTCGGTGTACAGCGGGTCGACTTCGGGCTGTGGCTCCAGTGCGCGGATGCGGTCGCCTTGCTCGATCAGGACGCCGTCGATGCGTATGCGATCGAGGTCGAGATCTGCGGTACGCTTACCCAAGATTTTCAGGGCACTTCGTATTTTTTCAATTAAGGTATTACGATGCGCCAACTCGTTCGTTATGCCCGCGACTTTGTCGTCGAAGTCGGCCCGAAGATCTTTGTGCGTCTTGCTTAGGCGGTCCATCTGTGTCTCTAACTCGTGCAGACGACTGTAGATCTCGGGATGCTCGAACACGTTCACGGTCTCGATGGTCGGTGTCGGCGCTGGTGGCGGTGGTGTTACTGCCTCCGTGGCGGCGATGAACGTGCGGTGGCGGTGCTTGTAGCCATCCTCGCGCTTCAGTTCGTGCTGGACGACGTGCTTCCCCGCGAGCAGCGTGCGGACGGCGTTCTGCACTGCGGTTTTGCTGAAGCCAGTGGAGGCCGTGAGCTCGAACCGTGTGGCCGCGCCCTTCGTCACCAGATGCTGCATTACTTTTTTCTCAACTATAGATAATTTCATTGGTCTTCTCCTTAAAATTCTTCGCCGCAGGCTTCGCAGAACTCGGCCTCCTCGATCTTGACGGTGTAGCCAGCCTTGCGCAGGACGCCAACGGTCAGGCGGTTGGTTAGGGTTTCGAAACGGTCTTGAAGCGCGAAATAGCTCTTCTCCGTCTCCCTGTGGCTGCGACGCTCGCGCTCCAGCTCGTCATTAGCGCGCTTGAGCATTTCAGTCAGGCCGTCGATCTGCCACTGAAGCTCCTCTGGGCCGCCTTCGGGTGTGTCTTCGCTGATGGCGGTCATTCTGCCGCCTTTCCGTGGTGCGCGCCGGTTTCGATGTCGTCGGCGGCTTCCGCATAGATGTCGTCGTGGTGACCGCCTTGCGACCGCAGCCACGCCACGATCGCGGCGCGCTCGGCCTCCACGCCGTCGTTGTAGTGCAGTACCGCTTTGCCGCCAGCGGCGCGCGTCTCCACCCGCCTCTTGGGCTTGGCTTGCTCTTCAGCTCGCGCTTTGTACTTTGCTCTGTGGGCCTTCACAACGTCGGGGTTCTGGGCCTTGTACCGGCTTGCTTTGATGCGTGAGCATATGCGGCAGAATATCTGCCCTCGGTTGTTAACCGCAGTGTTCTCCGGCGTGTACTCGTGGCCGTGTACGCAGTGCGTCTTAGTCATGCTGCTACCCTTTCCTGTTGCTGGATGTGCAGTGCCTCCTCGAGCAGCTCTTCGCGCAGCACGCGCAGCGCGGCCAGTCGGTCGAAGTGGGTGTTGCGGTCGGCGGCGAGCCGGTCGCGCTGGCACAGGTAGTCGCGGCCGTTGGGCGTGACCTGCTTGAGCGCCTCGATCACCTCGTCGATCAGGCCCATCGCATTGCGACGCGGGTCGATAAGGTCGAAGGCGCTGCTGCCGTTGGGGTTGAGTGTTGGTCGTATCATGCCGCTGTCTCCCGTGCGATGAAGAAGAAGAAGGGCGTGAAGGCCTTGCAGTTCGCTGCAAGTGCGTAGGCCCGCGCTTCGGCTGCCGTGGCAAACGTGCGGTCGAGGTGGGCGATGTGTTGGCCGGTGTCGGCGCGGTAAGTGAAAACGGTCATTGTCAGTGTGCTCCTTGTTGCTGATGGGGTACCCTTAAACTGTGCAAATGCGTATTGCAATAACTATTTTATCCTCCACACGAGCAGCATGTTGTTCTCGCGCATGGTGCGCCAGCGCCAGCCTTTGACGTGGCTCTTGTTGAGCGAGTAGATAAGGCGGCGTGTGCGCTGCATCTCCGGTGGTGTCAGGTCGAACTCGCCGCAGCGTGCAAGCGGGATCGACAGGATGCGGTCGTCAGTTGGTATGCGTATCATTTCGTTTGCTCCTTAGCTGATGGTCAGGCCGTCGCGGATGATGCCCGCGTAGACCGGTTTGAAGTAGCAGCGCTCGATGACGGTGCCGTTGGCCCAGTTCTGCGCACCCTCGGGGAAGCGCTCGTCCGCCCACGCCTTGGCCGCAGTGGTCTGCGGCTCAAGGATGATGATGCTGCCGTGATCCTGTACGATGAAGTCGGTCATGTTACTCTCCCTTGAATGTCTTGATGATTGCGATGGTGATGATGGCGGGCAGGAAGCCCAAAAAGAAAATGGTCGTTGCGATGTGAAAGGCTGTCATGCCACGTCCCCTTCCGTCAGGTTGTCGGGGTAGACGCGGATGCCGTAGTGATCGGCGTCGTGGCGCTCGATGGTGTTGTCGAAGACGGTGGGGTCGACCCAGCGGAAGTCGCCTCCGTGTGCGTTGGCGCTGGTCGTGCGTGCACCGGCTGGCACGGTGACGCTGCCGCCGTGGCCGTAGGTGTGGGTGAACTCTTCCTTGACGCGAATGTTGTATATCATGTCGTGTGCTCCTTTTAGTAGTTGATGGCCGAGCGGTCAGCGCGGGCCTGTGCGATTGCGCCTGTCAGGCGGGCTGCGTCTTCGCGCAAGTAGGCGGCGAGGTCGCGGTCAAGGCACGCCTTGGCGCGGGCGTCTACCTCTGCGCGGATGGCGGTCAGTGCGTCGATCTGGTTGTCCAAATCTTTTATTGCGGCGGTGCGTGTCATGTGATGTGCTCCTGTGTTGCTGATGTACCCTCATACTGCGGGTTTGAAGGTAGGTCAACACCTATTTGCATTATTTTGCAAATTATTTTTATCTGCACCATTTACACCATTTAGGCATCACGTTGCGTCGTGCTGCGCGGTGCACTCTGCAACACGCATCAGTACATCAGCACTTAACTTGTAGTTCAAGTTGCTGATGCTAATGGTGCGGTGCAAGTACAGTAAGATGTGAAAGGGTGTTGCATTTGCTTTTATAAAAATATACAGCCCGAGCAGATTGGAGATTTGGTATGTGGAGTAACGCAGACGAGGTTGGTGCTTTCATCGAGGGGCACAAGGCTGTGCGGTGGGCCGTCGGGGATAAGTTCTGCCTGCCTGACATCGAGCAGTACTTTGAGGTGATCGGCGTTCGGCCGTTCAAGCATCGCGGTAAGTTCAAGCTGTTCGTGGATTTGGAGGCGCGCTGTGCCATCGAGACCTGCGAGGAGTATTTCATCACGACGAAGGAAGTGCACCAGTGGATGTCCTCGCCGCACCTGACGCGGTGTTGTGAGGCGCACCGCTTTCAGTTCAGCACGAACATGCGGGACGCGTGGAAGACGGAGGCTCAGCGTCTCGCGAGGCCGGTCAAGGCGGCGAAGGCCAAGGCACCGCCACGCGTCGGGCGTGTTGAGGGTGCCGTATTGCGTGCGGCCGAGGATTTGGCTGTTGTTGCCGACAGCGCGACCGTCGCGGATCTGGTTAAGCATGCCATAGGCAAGCTTGCGGCGGGCACTGGGCGTGATACGCGCAGGCAGGTGGTCGTGAGGGCCGTGCAGTCTCTGGCGCGGTCTGGTGGGCTTCGCTTGGCGTCTGGGCGTGTTGTACTCGGCACCCCTTGCCAAGGTTTGTTGTGATGCGTATGTTGGGGCCTTACTGGTAGTACTGCCTAATAGAGCGGAGCATGCAGACTTATGGCCAAGCGCCAATCGAAACGTACCCCCGAGGTTGAGGAGCGTATCATCGACGGCCTGTCGAACGGCATCGCGCTGCGCGTGCTTTGCAGGCAGGAGGACATGCCGGGCTGGCGTGTGGTGTATGATTGGATGCGAGCAGACGAAGAGTTCGCTGCACGGGTCGCGTGCGCGCGAGATTTGGGCTTCGAGGCGCTGGCCGAAGACATCCTCGACATAGCCGACGGCACGCGTGCCATTAGCGAACACGTGCAACTTAGCAAGTTGCGCATCGAGACGCGTCTTAAGCTGCTCGCATGCTGGAGCCCAAAGAAGTACGGCACGAAGCAAGACGTAAGCATCGGCAACAAGGAGGGCGAGACCCTCAAGATCGACGCAAACGCAGACAACATCGCA